CTGTGAGTGCACGATGATCAGTGAGCCGACCATGGACCTTGTCCTTGATGTGGCAAGGTCCTCACCATCCAAGAAACAAGTTGGAGCACTACTACTCAACAAAAACAGAGTGGTGGTAGCAGCAACCAACCTAGAAACAAAGTCACATCCCACTCAAGCAAAGTATGCTAAGAGAGCTGGTCTTGAAGAGAAGATATATCTTCACGCTGAGATCGCTGCACTAGTGAAATGTAGAGAGGAGTGTGATACAATAGTAGTGGCTAGAGTCAATAGCCAAAACAAACTACGCAACGCTAAACCATGTCCCATCTGTTCCCTGGCTCTCCAAGAGGCAGGTATCAATAAGATCTGTTATACAACAGACGAAGGGTTCTTATACGAATATAAGTAACTTTGTGGGTCTTTATTTGTCTTTATTGGTCTTTATTTGTCTTTATTGGTCTTTAACTTACTATGAACACTCTTGATTTACTCCGTGACTACATCTCTGAAGCCATGGATGACCCCACAGTGACAGCAAAACAAGTTTATGATGTTATTGTTGATCAGCTAAACGATCTCTCCTCTTACCACTACACACAATACAAGAAAGCAGAAGAAACTGCTGACCTATTGACTGGTGATAGTATCACTGACAACCTCCCATACAATCCTTACAATATTGATTCTAACATCAACATGTATACAGCGTGGGATGACCTGTATTATGGCTCGAAGTTGTTAAACAACCCAAGTTTCGTGTATAATAGTGGTGACCAAGACTCTATTGTCTTCTCATGAATGAATCCAGCAGGGTTTGCACTACACTAAAACAACTGGAGGATCTAGTTATGGACGTAACTTCTCACGATCTCAATCTACAGATGCAACAACTCGTATCTGACTACAAAAAAACTGGCGACGAATCGTTGTTAGTTGATGCAGAGTATCTGAGGTCGGAATTCTACACATGGTGGAATGACGACGAGTCTGAGTTTGTCCCCCCAGCTGAAATTTGATACTTAGGGGGTCTTTGACCCCTTTATTTGTCTTTATTGGTCTTTATGATTCTCGAAATCTCCTACGTTTACACCCCAGATAAATACTCTACACCTGAAACTGGCTGGACCTACTACACATCCAAATCAGATGACCTCAAAGAGGCTATTGGAGAGGCAGGTAAACACTTTAAAAGGTTTGTCACTGCTAATGGGTGGGGTAGAAAGGTAACTCTTAAATCTATTACCACATTAAAAAATGAAAATTCTCCCCCTGATCATAGGATTATCACTCCTACTCCCACAAAGCGCAGAAGCACACAAAAGAAGAAGACATCACCACCATCATCACGAACCAACAGTAGTAAGAAGAGGAAATAGAGTGTGTCAATCTGGTTATGATAGGTATGGTTACTATGAAGAGTGTTATACTGTACAACAACCAGTTCCATTCTCCATCAACTTCACATTTTAATGAGAACACCTGATCATTATGACTATAAGATCCAACCTGTGGATTTTATATTGACAAACAACATCCCTTTTTGTGAAGGGAATATTATCAAATACATCTGTAGATGGCGTGCTAAGAATGGTCGCGATGACCTACTGAAGGCACGCCACTACATTGATATTCTTATTGCACACCTTGACAAAGACTGTGCAGAGAGTTATACTAATTGAAGTTCTACCTACATTATGCATCTCTCGTCTGAGACAGTATCGATCCTAAAGAACCTATCCACTATCAACCAATCTATTCTCATCAAACCAGGCAAACGCCTGCGTAGTATGAGTGTGATGAAGAATGTATTGGCTGAGGTAGAGATTCTTGAGGACTTCCAACGCACTGTCCCCATTTATGACCTATCACAGTTTCTCAACTGTCTATCACTTATCCCAGGAGCTGACCTAGACCTTGGTGAAGACTGCATCACTATTGGTGATGGCACTAATAGCATTCAGTATCGTTATGCTGACCCATCAGTCATTACTGCACCACCTGACAAGGAGTTGGAACTGCCCTCTGAGGATGTATGTGTCATTCTAACTGAAGAACACCTGGACACAGTCAAGAAGGCTGCAGCTGTTCTACAGATTCCTGATGTGTCACTCATTGGTGATGGTGATACTATCTACCTGACCGTATTTGACAAGAAGAACAGTGGTTCTAACTCCTATCGTATTGCTGTAGGTGAGACAGAACACGTGTTCCAGTTCAATATGAAGGTAGAGAACCTCAAGGTTATTCCTTCTGACTATGATGTCATCATCAGTCGTAAGAACCTGGCTAAGTTCACCAGTCACTCACGACCACTGACATATTATATTGCTATTGAACCTGACTCTACATTCAACTGATCATGAAACTACTTCTACCTATTGCAGCACTCATGTTGGCCATGCCTGTATCTGCAGGTGAACTCCTACCTAACCTATATGCTCGTGAATTCTGCTCAATGAGATCATTGGGTGTATCTAAGGACGAAGCATTCGCAGCAGCCACAGAAGTTGCATACCTTGACAACGGTCGTAACATGCCACAAGTCACTATTAACGGTGAAAAATATGATGTGGATGTAGTTCGTGCATTCCAAGCAGTCTCTGAACGTTGCCCTCAGTACCTATGAAACCAACCGACCCACTCACACTGGAAGAGGTACAGTCTGCCTCTGATGTATTCTTCCCACTGTATGAAGAGGTGAAGAAACGACTACCATTTAATGCCTCAACTGAGGACACACTCAAGGTCATGGAGTCTGTGTGTCAACTGGCACAGAAACTACGTATGACTAACGAGGAAGACAAACAAGGTCCATTTGGGTTCAACAAAAAAGATGAAACTACTGAAGACACAGAAAACTGATGGTGAATACTATGTTGACTTATTTGTCTTCAAGAAGTATAGTTTAGTATCACTCACGTTCTACAAGACAGTGTTTAGGACACCATTCTCTCTCCTCCTACAACTGGGTGGTGACAGTCTGATGGAGTTCTCAGTCTCTATTGCTAACGTTGGGTTCAGTAAAATTATTTGGTGTAAACTTTGACAGAGAAGTACTTGTGGGTGGAATCTCTATCTCCTGAGAGTGTGAGTGATTGTATACTACCTGAGAGTATTAAGACTACATTTCAGGAGTATGTGAATGAAAAATCCTTTCCAAATCTTATCCTCGCTGGTCCAGCAGGTGTGGGGAAAACCTCACTCGCCAGAGCGTTATGCAACGAGATTGACTCTGACCTTCTGTTCATTAACGCTAGCCTTGATAGGGGTATTGGAGATGTCAGAACGACTGTCGCGCAGTTCGCTTCGACCAGTTCCATGTTCGGAGGCCTCAAGGTTGTATTGTTAGATGAGGCCGACAACCTCACACAGGACAGCCAGAAGGCTTTGCGTGCATTGATTGAAGAGTTTCAAAACCACTGTAGGTTTATTCTTACCTGTAACTATCCACATAATATTATCGATGCGATACATTCTCGGTGTAGTGTTTTTGATTTCCATATTCGTAAATCTGATGAACGTATTGGGTTATGTGCCCAGTTCTTCAAACGTGTGGTGCCAGTCCTACGAGCTGGGAACATACGTTACGAAAACAAAGTGCTACAACGATACATTATGGAGATGGCTCCCGACTGGCGTGGTATCCTCAACAACCTTCAGGGATACTCCAAGGGTGGAGAGTTAAGTTCTGATATTCTATCTGAGACACCTGATGCACTGGTAGAACATATCAAGTCAAAGAGGTGGGATGATGTCAGAGACTGGGTGTTTGAACACTCATATCTTCACCCCAAACAACTGGAGATGAATATCTACAAGTCACTGGATCCCAAACTACAGAATGAGTCTAAACCCATGGCTGTCTTGATCTTCTCTGAATACTCTGATAAAATACTATTGGGTGCTGACCCCAGTATCACACTATTAGCATTATGTACACGTCTAATGATGGAGTGTCAGTTTAAGTAATGGAACAAGATTGGTTGTATGCTCCTGAGAGAATGGAGTTGAGAGAACAAGTATTGTCTATCTTACTCAAGAGGTTTGGTAGTGAACTCAATGAGGATGGTACACCTGTGTGTAGCACTGAATCCATCTATGCCTGTGCACATGACTGGGTATCACAGGGACACCCAACAACATCAGGTGTTGTTGCATACTTTACAGCATACTATCAATGAGTAAGAACCCCTTTGACTATGTGAAGTCAATCAATCACAAACAATACAAGGATGACCTGACAGGATATAATCCCTTTCTGACTAACAAATGTTTTGCTATGCACCTAGACTGCATTTTACTGGCAGAGGAGATGAATCAGGCACATAGACTACCACCTGACTTACAATATGAGTTCTATTACAACAGTGTGAGGAGAGGTAAGAGGTTTGGTTTCCC